AGGTGTACTTAACCTTTAGGTCCTTGACTAGATCAAGAGTAAACCGTTGTTGGGCCTCGCAATGGTCACAACGGAAAGAAACTTGATACTCAGATCCAAGTGTATTGGTGCGCATGGCAAAGAGCAGGTAAAGTCTGTCAGAGACTAACATCTTGGCCGGATCGATAGCGGGCTCTAAGATGACTCTCTTTAAAACTTCATCAAGTTTCTTTGTATTGTCAGTAGACTTGTTAGCAAAGATGGCCTGCTCTTTCATCTTGAGAGGCCCCAGAGTAATTAGACCATCTGGACAAGTTGAGTTGCCCTCTTTGTCTCCCTAAATCTGGCCACGAGAAGGTAGGGTAACGGTATAATTCGACATAATTGCCTCACGGTTTGTGAGTGTGGGAGAACTGAGCTATTAGGTGTTTCTTAAGCCTTTAGGATCGCCGTCACCGTCAGTCGATACATCGGCTCTAGGAACTACGCGATCAACAGCAAAGGTGACTTCTATTTTTAGCATATCTGTAGATGCCATGTCAATTTGGCCGTGATTAACTAGAGAAGGCCAAATACCAATAACAGTGTAGGACCTAACAGCAGTGCCGTCAGGTCCATAAAGCTCAATGAGGCCATTCTTTTTGTAGTCTCGGGCGTAGCCAATCTTGCCAGTATAGGGGTTGTAAACTTTGGCATGCCACTGTTTCAAAGCGGCAGCCACTTCAGCATCAACAAAGTCTTTAAAAGTTACGGTCATGTCCTCATGAGTAACTTCGCCAGCAAATTTGCGTGCTTCATTCAAAAAGCGTGCCGAGGTGATTGCAACCTCAGTCTGAGGAATTTTAAAACTATCCAGTGCTAAAGTTAGCACGTTGGTGTGGCCAGAGCCAGAAGTTACGGTTCCAACACCTGCGGCTACGTTAAGGGTAAGATCGGTAATATCGGTAATAAAAAGCAAAGCATTATTTGCACGCTGTGGTTCAAAACCGCCAACATTCGCTAAATGCGCTGCTGATAAGCTTGGGAGGTCAGCCATTGGTTATCCTTATTAGACGTCAGAGAACTCAGCGCCCTCAGCATAGAGGGCAAAATCCAGTTGTAAAAACTCCATATCTGGAGTCAACTTTAACTTAAGAAGTGCACGAGCACCTTTAGCATTAATCAGAGATGCAGGGTTGGTACTCGAGTCCATCACAATTTGATATTCTGAAATCTGACGAGATGCCTTCGCACGCTCAAAAACAGGAGTGACAAGATTAGTGAAATCTTTCCAAAGCTGCGGATCGTTGGGATCAAAAACAAGGTAACGGGCTGCAGCAGCAATAGTCTTTTGGAGGTAACACAAAACTCTTCTGGGCTTAACTCTATCAAGTGAAGTGGGTAAACGCTGAAGAGTGCGCTGCCCGTTAAGGTAGACGCCATCTAAAGGACTGTTAGTAATGCAGTTAATAACATTGCCACCCGAATACAAAAAGTCTCGATCAGCTTTAGATGGGCTGACTTCAGTGTCAAGCCAAGAGCTGATCTGACCTCTTACTAAACCAGCAGCAGCGCGTCCAGCCTCACCATAAGTCGCATCCGTCTGAGCAATGATGCGAGCAACCGCACCCGAAGGCGGAACCCAAACTCTATCGCCAATCTCAGAGTCGTAAATCTGTCCCCAGCCCCATTGGACATAACCATAAGATGAGTTAAGAGGGGACTGTTCGTCAAAAATGCCTGCTCCATTGTGCCAATCGGCTACCTGATTTTTATTAAGGCCATAAGGAGTGTCAATAGGGAAAGTGCAATCACCGCGAGAGCGACAGACTTCTAAACCCTCGACAATAGTTTCGTAGTCTGCGCCAGGGACGAGAAGTAGGTTGAAATCTAAAGACTCAAAATCCCGGACGGACTGGAGTCCAGTCTTGACATAACCATTGTCGGTGCCCATAAAGTCGGCAGTGTTCGGAAGGTTGCCATTGATACCATTATCAACAATAACAACCTTGCTAGTGCCAACATTACCAAGGTCAGGATCAGTGTTAGCAGAGAATAAGTCAACAATCTCTAACTGAGCCGATGCAGGAACGTTGTATTTATTCCTGCCAAGATTGACTGCAGTCTCAATGTAATCATGCGTAGTGCTGTCTGGATTAAAAGTAAGTTTGTACCAGGGTCCCTCAATACGAGACCAGGCGTCATCACCATCGCCAGGTCCAGTCTTTAACTGAATCTCAAAATTATAGAGAAAAGGAGCCCCAGTTTCAGCGGCTACTCTTGTTAAGACACCACGATATTTCTTATTCCAAGCAGCCCCTTTGTAGCGAGTACGGAGTTTAAAAATTGTAGTGGGGGCGGTATTGTTAAAGTCGGCAACAGCGTAGGTCGGGGGAGTGCCGGAGCTAGCAACGCGAACAAAATAAAGTGCCCCCCGACCAAGAAGGTATTCTTTGGCTGCTAGAAGACCGTAGGCACCTGCGTAAGCAGGCCCAAAGATCGAGTAGAGTTCGCCACGGTTAGTAATCCGAGTAGGTACTCCAATAGGACCAGTCGTTGCGTGCCCAAGAATAACTGCAGTAGTGCCAGCAAGAGTCTGGACATAAGCAGAGAAATCAAATTCACGCCAAAGAACACCAGGACTTAACAATGCCATGACTTAACCCTCTTTGTTAGTAGGTGCGTTGTCTGCCTTCTTAGGAACCGGAGGGGGCGGTAAAAGCAGAAGCGTACCGTTCGATACAAGGTTTGCGACAGCCGGTGTGGCCTGGTTAGGTTCGATGTCGATAACGGTCTTGGGGGCAACAAGAGCAGTGTAGGATATGCCTTCTGCGTTAAGAAGAAGAAGGGGCAAAGGCTGCCGAGTTGTATTTTTGTATCTGGGCATTTAAGGCACCGTAGGTGGAGTCACTAAGATGCAGTGACTTTCGTATAACTTTATACTTCCTGAACTAACTAACTCTATTATATTCGGAGTAGCACCAGTAAACATATGAGTAACCCTGTAAGGCTCACTGTCAGGGTTTGCTGGAATGGTCACTGTATTGATAAGAGCATCTGGTAGACCACCACGAACGTTTATAGTAAAGCCTGCGTCAGAATAAACTTTAAGACTTAAGCGATATTCGGCTGAGTTGGCTGCTGGAAAGGAAGTAATTGCCGTTAAAGACAAGCCTGTTGGGGTCCAGGTGACACTATCAGTCGCCGCTATAGCAGTGGCACCAGTGGTGGTGTATGTGTCAACGGATGCAAAATTGTACTTATTGCCCAACTTGTACTCGTCAATATCAGACTCTGGGAAGTCGTGCTTAGTGTAAAGCACCATGTCGCGGACATCTACATTTTCACCAGGAATGCCGTCTTCTGCGTCAGAAGCGACTAACCAAGCCTTTACAGTCAAGTTTAAAGTATAGCGCTGAAGAACTTCACCTTCAGTGCCATCAATTTCATCATTGTAGGACACACTGTCTATGCGCAGTGGGCATAGTTTCTCACCATAAGGAGCTGGAAAGTTAACAGTGACCATTACTTCATTGGAAGCTGCACCACGTAGATTAGACTGGCGCATAACCCATTCCTGAATCCAAACACCGGTGTACTTGCGCAAGTACCAAAAGTCTACTTGGTATGGAATATTAAAAGGTTTAGGGAACGGGACTGAAGCTGTCTTGGCTTCTTGATGTAAGGTAGTGCCTGTAGGAGCCAACGGGTTTAAACTTGGTGCATTGACACCTCTGATTACACCTAATGAAATTCTAGTTGGGTCAAACTCTGGTGGGCTTGAACGATAAAAAGAAACGAAAGGTAGAGGTGTCATTCGATAAGAACGAAAATCATTGTATCCCAACCCAGAACCATCTCCAGGAGCATTGGGATTCAAAACTCCACGTCTAGCGAGCAGGCTCCATATCTCTGCAAAAGCTCTAGTAGCAGGTGCGTAAGTTCTCAAAATGGGTATAGATCCCAACTCAGAACCAAAGATAGTGCCGTATTTAACCTGCAGACCACCAAGCCATGCGTAAACCGCCTCATCGTAAGAGCGGATCATTGATTGGGGAGCGTAAGTCATTGCCGGCCTAGTCTGTTAGCTAGGGTGTCAGAATCAAAACCTTGTCTAT